TTGGAAACAGATGGTAACTCAATCCCTCAAGACATTATTCTTTCGATTTCAGATAACTGGACTCCATTGTTAGATGAGTTGAGATATTGCAAACACATCTATGCACTTAAATTTAGAGATAAATTATTTCCGCCAGAACCATCTGATTTTCCTGTAGGTATTACAGGTATGGTTGAATGGGAACAAAGGCTTGTAAAACAAACTGAAATTAAAATCCAAAAGGATAGAGAATACTTTAAAACAGTGCGTTCTCTTTCTGTCATGGATGTTCCACCACGTAATGCACAATCACCTATCTTGTATCCTGTAATTCAAAAACTATTTAACATTGCAACAGACAAGATATTAATAGAAAACTTTACAATGTTGAGTTAGTGTATACTTTTATTGAGTCTATTAAGACTCGACAAGATTTGCACATTAACGCGTCCCTGGGCCTGGTAAGGTTTAAGGTTTAGTTGGCCTACACGCCAGAGACCAATGAAACCCATCCATCCTCCGCCGCCTGATCAGGCGATCGTAGACGACTACTTCCAGCTATCTAGAATCAAAAGCTTTGGTGCTGCAGCGTGGCTATTTGGCATGGCAGCAACCTATGGAGTACACCCAAAAGAACTAAAGAAATTCTCCTGGAACTCAGATAATACAATTACAACTGCAACTAAGAAAAAGAAAATTAAACCATTACATCCACAGTGGATCATTCTGTTTCAACTAAAAGAAAAGCAGCCTTCAAATCTTGAAGACTGCTTTGATAAGATGAAAACTAAACTTGGCAATGCTATTGAAACTCAAAAAGTTTCTTTAAACATCACTGACCTTCAGCTTGCTTATCAGTTGAGGAAAGCACTGTATTTCCCGAAGAAAGAGGATCGGCAAAGGGAATTCCTTTCTTCCTTAATTCCTTGCGTACGCTAGTCAGGTTCCAGCGATACGAGTCCCGAGAGAACGTATCATTAAATGCGGCGTAATGGGGTCCCAATCGAAGGGTCCCATCGTCTCGCATCTTAAAGAGCGTTTTCTTGTCGAGTCCCAGGGACTCGCATGCTTTGTTGGCTGTAACCCAACCAGTTGTAGCCGCCATGAAAAACAAAGGCGTGTTCAGATATACACTACCTCGGTGACAAGGAATGTCAAGGGACCTTTACGAAATTTTAAAATTTTAGATTGGCTTAGGAATCTTAAAATAAGTTAACAGCAACTAAAGAGTATGTTCCATGACGAGCACGCGCCACTTGCTCTCCTGGTCGAATTAACTCCAAAGTTAGCCAAAAGAAAGTTTAGGGAATCTATTTACGAGTTTTGGGACTATAAGTGCGCCTATTGCGAAGACGTTGCCACAAGCCTTGATCACATTGTTCCAAGGTTTAAATCTGGTTCTAGTAACAGAAACAACCTAATTCCCGCATGCCGTCGTTGTAATAGCAACAAAGGCAGTACTGCTGTGGATGAATGGTATCAACAGCAAGAATTCTTTACTCAGGTTAAGATGGAAAGAATAAAAGCCTGGATGTCACAGGAAGTTGTTGACATCTTTTCTTATCCATTACATGAGTTAAAACCGGCAGTTTGATATGGCAATTGTTAAAGACTCTGCAACTGGTAAGTGGAAAACAAGTAAAGCAGAGCCAGCACAAATGCAATCAGCTCCAGACCACAACTGGTACTGGAACAACTCAAGCAGGGCAAGCGGGCAAGGAAGGTTTTATCAAACTGCATATCAAAACCTGCAGAGAGGTTGGGCTGGGATGATAGATCCCAGGGTCTATCAAGATTTAAACAATATCTTTAATCAGGATAAAGCTAATTATGAAAAAGAATTAGCCGAATATAACCAAGAAAATACAAAAGCTACTACAAGAAATAAAGCAGAAGATTTATTTTCTCAGGTGCGCTCTAGTACTATGGGAGGGGATTATGTTAAGCAAAGAGATATTTTAAAAAATACAGATTTAGGACTTGAATCCGCTGGGTTTTCCAAGGCAGAAGCGGATTCAATTAAAAACACGTTGCTGTCTGACTATAAAACTTTTTACATTCAAAATAAGCTACAAACATGGAACACAAATCTTGGCGCTCAACCTCCTTACGGCACATTTGATGGTGCTTATTACAAAACACAGAATCCTAATGCATCACAACAATGGGCTTCTGCTGTTTCTAATGATGATATAGACATAACCTTGCGCTATGGAAACGAGAATGGTTTTTATTTACAACACTACACAAATATCGGTAAGCCCTCTGGTGCCCGTGGTAACAAAGCAGAAGAGCTTGCCGCTGCCAAGCAATACGTAGAGCAAAGGCCAACTGATACTGATTTACAGCAAGCACGTACCATTCAGCTTGGGGTAAATACAGATACTCAAACAGAACGCTTGTTGAACGTTCCAGAAGTTGCTACAGCCTGGGAAGAAGCAAAAGCTGGTGACACCTATTGGAAAAACCTGGGCAAACAATATTTTCTTGACGTTACCAAACCTGATGAATTTGGGGTTCTCTTCCGGATGTCTGAACGTCCGGAAGATAAAGCAATTTCTTTTCAGTACAACATTAATGCTGACTACGGCATTACTGAGTTAGAAGACGCATTAAATCAAGCGGTCGGTGAAAAAGCAATCGTTGATGTTAAAAGATTTGGAGCCTTAACGCAAGATGTGTTAAAACAGACTATTGAAGAAATGAAAAAAGCCAAAGCTAGGGAGCAAGAGATTTCTGTTTTTTCTGGTTTTGATTCTTTTGCAGAAATTAACAATATTAACAAAGACTTGACTAATTCTATTCTTGGCGACTCAGGTGTCGGCGGTGTTCTTTCGTTTATGGGAGGAACAAAAGCAGAAGAATCACTTGAAAAATCTCTTCGTGGAATTACTGGTATTAATAATGAAGTAACTTATAACTGGCAACAATGGTTTGATAACACACTTAAAACTAAATATCAAGAAGACCTAGAGCTTGGCTTGACGAAAGAACAAGCAGAAGAACGAGTAAAAGTTCAGGGTCAATTTGCAAGGGATTTTATTGATCAATATTTGATCCCAAGATTTAACGAATCAAAATCAATGAATGAATTCGTTGAGTATCTTGATGTTCGTCAATCAGAACAAAACCCATTCCAAACCCAAGATATTCTTAATGCTGTAAAACTTGTTGCAGATCTTCGTGCTCAACAATATATTGATCAAGTTAGGCAAACTCCCGAACGTTATTTTGACTCCGAATTTTATTTTGCCCCAACAGGAGACAAGGCGAGGGAGCAGCAATACTTGGATCAAGCTTCAACTGTAACCGCTGATTGGGAAGCAGCTAAGAAAGGAGACTCGTATTGGACATCGCAAGCTTATCGTTTTGGTGTAAATGTTAACGATAAAGATGCGTTTGCTCGCATGCACTTTCAAGTAAAAGGACAAGGACGTGGATACGATGCCGCAGATGACATTCTTAATGCGTCCAAGGTTAGCGATGAAATTTACAATACTATTCTTCCCGCACTTAAAGAAGAAGCCCTGGCGCAGGGAACGATCTTTGGTCAATTTATTAAGCCGGAAGAATTTGCAGATGAGATGTTAAAAGGTTTGAATCCAGATGATAAAACTACTTGGGACGAAGTTCTTAGTAGATATGGTCTTGATGAATTTTCTGGAGACATTAACCAATTAAAAGATTACATTACGGAAGCACTTAGAACCGGTTCGGCGCAGGAAATAAGAGAGCAAATTAAATACCTGAATGAAAAGAAAGAAAAACCAACACAAGAAATTCTTGGTGTTACGTACATTCAAAGAGAAAGTGATTACAAACCAGTTGAGAAAACTGGAGAAGAGACAGAACTTTACAAAGTCTTTCAATCTGCTGGGTTCCAGGGGACAGAGGATGAGTTCTACGAAAACTTTTTTCCTGATCTTGATAGGTCAGAACAGGCAGCCCTTACCAAAGCAGGAACCAATCAAGCATTAAAAACCACTGGTCTTGATTTTTCGGACCCCTTTGCATCTCTTGGTACTATTGAAAGCTTCTTTGGTGAAACAGATCAAAAAGAAGAACCAACAAAATCTAGTTATTTTACAATTGATGAAGATGAAAATTTACCAACCAAGTCAAAAGCTGGTCAAGGTTTCTTAGATGAGTTCACATCTTTATTTAAAGGCTTGAGTTAATGGCTGATAAACATAAAAAAGCAGCTAAGGCAGCCAAGCTACACAAAGATTCAATGCCTTGCAACAAACCAAAGAAGACCCCTGGCCACCCCACAAAATCCCATGTGGTTAAAGCATGCAAAGATGGGGAAGAAAAAATTATTCGTTTTGGTCAGCAAGGAGTTGAAGGCGCTGGTAAAAACCCAAAAACAGAAAAAGAAAAAGCAAGACGTAAATCTTATTACGCCAGGCATAATGCTCAAGATGCAAAACCTGATATTATGTCGGCTCGATATTGGAGTCATCGTACGAAATGGTGATTTAAATGGGTAAAGTAAAAGGCAACACTATTCAGAAAAAAGAATCACAACCCAAGCTGACAAGACAAGGTCAAGGACAGAATTCCAAACCTTCTCATGGACGCAAGAAAAAAAGAGGGCAAGGTAAAGGTTAGCACTTTAATTTAATTAACACTATTATGGAAAGTAATTGCTGTACTTTCCATGGCCGACTTTCGGCGTGCGATTAACATAATCAAAAAGTATGAAGGGTACAGCGAAAAAGCTTACCCAGATCCCAGTACTGGTGGCGCCCCTTACACCATTGGATACGGAACCCAATACTACCCAGATGGTTCTCCTGTAAAACAAGGGCATCGCTGCACCCAACACAAGGCACTGGAATATCTGTTCCATGAGGTTGAACTCATTGATGATGAACTAACGCGTCTGAACTTGGGTCTAGATGGTTCCATGCGAGAGGCCCTGATATCGTTTATTCACTCAATTGGTTGGGAGCCTTTTCTCTACAGTGAGATTATTGATGCTGTTGAGAATGAGTACTGGGGTGGCGCTGCAGAAGAAATTACACACTGGATCTTTGATTCTTACTACAAGGTCATTGGTGGTTTAGTTGATCGTCGTAGAGAAGAGTCCAATCTTTTCTTGGCTGAAGTAAAGACTCCAATTGACAAAAAAGGAGAAATTCTCCTTGACGCATTCAGGAATTATTCAGCGCAACCTAATCAAATCCAAGCAATCCGATCCCTGGAGGCCAGTACAAACCCTTATGTATTGGCTGAGTTTGTCAATAGCTTCGAAGCAGAGACTTCTTTTGAACTGGACTCTGACTACGAAGAAAACGATTCAATCTCCATCTCTTGGGATTAGAATATTTTCAGATTGACATACAGAAATGGAAGACGCAGTTCGTCCCCGCGAATTAGAACTCCCGCTTCAACTGCAATTCGCAATGCGTAAAGCAGAGCTGGAAGCTCAAGAAATGACCTGGGATGAGCTTCATGCTGCTCTTTTGAATCTGTACCAGCGCCGCCTAATCGAATGGGCCGCAATCAAAGATCTTCTTGCTGACGAAAATATTGAATTGGAATTTGATCACCCTACTCAACTTGAGCTAGTTGAGCTAGCAATGATGTGCCAGGGAGATGACGAAGAAGATGACGACGATGATGACCGCGAGTTTTCAATCTTCTAATTTTTGAATGAGACGATTTAAGTACCACATGCTTTTTTTAGCGTCTTCCAAAGAGTTTTCTTTACTCCAAAGGCGCAGTAAATATTTTAGCGTTTGCCATTGAAGTGAACCGAGAACAGGATCCGGTGCGTGTTGCACGGCATCCTCGATCACATCAATCGCTTCAAATCGGCCCGCGTTGTAATGCGGGGGATGATTAACTAAATCAACCTTTGGCTTAGCAACAACCAGCTTTGGTGCTGGCATAGGACAGAAACCGTCCTTGCACTCATCTACCGGATTAAACCACGGCGTTTCATCGACATTTCTTTCTCCTCCTCGCTCGGTTCCCCTAGTTCCAGCACTAAAGCTTTGGGTTTGGGTGATGCTCCCATCTCCATTCCCTGTTCCGCACTCGGAATATAACCCGTCATTCCGCATCGCTCTCCTCCTTCCAGTTGCAGGTTGGTGCGTTCACGCCCTTCTTGCGTCAACACTAAACCTCTATTGTACATGTCCTGGAGAGGAACGTCGTGCTTTTCATTGTCCAAGGGCCGATCAAAATCAGACTCACTAAGACAACGATTGATCACTTCATCGTTGATAACAAATTGATTTAAGAATGCATCAGGTGTCATCGCTGCATGCATCATTATTTTTTAACCAGAATTCCTTCATTTAAAATAATATCATGGCAAGATTTTTCGATCCTACTTACGATCCCAGGCAGCTCTCTGGTACCTCCGGAGCTGAGACCTCAGATCTAAATCCAGGGCAGGCTTATGACACAGATGTCAGGCGCCTGGATGAAACTGAACGAGAAATTGCGGATAATGTTGACGTACGGAATACACGTCAACAAGATCGTGTAAATAAGTACATGGCAGCGGCTAAGACTGCTGGTGCATACAAGCAAAGAGCTTCAATCGATGAACCGCAGATCAGGGGCAGGACGCCCAGGAATGAAGCTAATTTGAATGGGGTGGTGCTCCCTAGTCAAGGCGATGAGATGGGGCCTACAGGAGGCGTTGGTTACGCACGTAAGCCCCAACCATTTTCTGGTACCTTCAGAGGTTTCTAATTAAACCTGACTGAAGACCACTTCTTTAGGTTGATTTTGATACTTACCTTTCCTCATTTGATAGTCCGTTTCACATTCTTTACCACGGAAAAAGAGCAATTGACAAATACCTTCGTTGGCGTAGATGCGATTAAAAAGACCAGTGCAATTACTGATTTCAAGAGTTAAATGTCCTCGCCACAGAGCTTCCGCAGGCGTAATATTTACCAAAATTCCCGATCGGGCATACGTACTTTTCCCAACGGCAACGACGGTCACATCCTTGGGAAGATCTAAATATTCCTCTGCAACGCCAAGGCAATAACCGAAAGGAGGTAGGAGAAAATACTGACCTTTTTCATCTTCCAGTAATTCAGCCGGACGCAGAATATCCTGATCAAAATCCTTGGGATCACAATCACCAGACTGGGTACGCCCAAAGATCAAGCATTGTTTAGGTGACAATCGAATGTCATACCCGTAAGAACTAAGACCATAGCTCAACAATTTGCGACCATCGCTTTCATTGATGAGACGATCCTGAAAGGGCTGGATCATACCCTTCTCGATTGAAAGTTCTTTGATTTCGCGGTCTGACAGGATGCTCATAAATTCAACTGAAGCTTTTAGATTTTAACTGAGTCAGACAATAATGCGACCCATTTCGCCATAAACGTCAACAAAGTGTTGTGTGGCGTCCGACACATTCTTGCTCGGTTGCAGAAATACGGCAAATGAGACGCAAGTGTTACGACTTTTTATCGTTCCGTCATGAAAGAAGTGTTGATTCAATATTGGTCTAGTTCTGAACACGCATATAGGATGATCAAAGATATCCTGGCAGTACATGAACATGTCAGGTGCATTGGCAAAGTAAATGCCCTGTTCAATCTCTCGGCTGACCCACTTTCTTTTTAGTGTCTTCCACCAAAGTGCATAGCTGGAAGTCAGAGTAGGAGACAATCCCCTAGTCATCTTCCACCGTTGGGAGCCATGATGCCAAAAGTACGAGTGGCGTGGTGGAAACACATAAACGTTTCCAAACCAATCCATCTCATTCAAGCCGTCATCAACAGGTGTGTAATATTTCTTTGCATTGACAAACTCATTGGCTTTATCAGAACTTGCAGGATCAAGATCAATGCCGCCCATAACGAGATGAGCGGAATCAATCATATCTTTACTACTGATCCATTCGTAGTCTTCAACTTTTTTGTTGCCAACGAAAGCAGGCATCAGTCCTCAGAAATTTTGTTGTAATCAACTGCGACAAAGCGAATACCCTCTTTGTCATTCAAGATGTAACCAGCACTCTCTTCTGGATCAATCTTTTGTGCAGCTTGAAGAATACGCCTAAAAGTCTCGGCAAGATCGCCGTTGTCTTCTCGTTCGCACTCCTCTTGTGCCGCATGTAGCTCTTTCAACGTCAGGTAAAACATTGATTTTTCAACCTGTTCAGGCTGAAAGCACATAACACCAGGACCTTCGGCTTCCCAAAATTTAGAGAACATTTGACCCATGTCACCAAGAATCAACTTGAGAGTTGAGTCCAGCATCTTGGCTTTTTCTTGGTCAAGCTCAGGACCAATAACAGAAGCAATTAATTTTTCACGACGGCTCATTTTTTCACCAATCCCTGACGAACTAGAGTTTCACGCATCTTAACTAACGGTTGGTAAATAACGACAAGTTTACCGAGAACTCCTCTTTTCTTAATGAGCTTACCATTTTCGTCACGGAGTTTATCAAATTCTCCTGCTCTGATCAAGTATTCGGCAACGCAACGGAGCCTACGTTTTAAGGGCAGATCGGCATTGGGAAACTTACCACAGATTGTATCTGGCTCCATGTCCTGGAAAGCAACACGCAATCTGTTCGCCAACGTCATTGCAAAAGTCGGGTCCTCTTCTTCATAATTTTTTAAGTTTTCCAGGTATCGGCGCAGGGTTGGAGTATCGAAAGATCCTGATGGTGGCAAAAAAATTTCAATCTGAAGACAGAGTGACTTAGGGAGAATCTCTGGAAAATTCTCTAATGTTACGTCGCTTATGGACCAGCCGTTGAATCGATGAGTCATCGCAACTCCTCAGTGATCTCCGGGTCATCAAAATCAGGAGTCTTCGGAACGGATGG